AATCCAGGTGGAGATTTAAGCAAAAAAGATGTATTTCTATTCCATTGTATAGCATCAGCTCTAGGCATCTAAACCTTCCATCCTACTCTCTCTTTAGGACAATTAATACAACATTGGTATATTCTATGTCTCTCAAAAACAACTATCCAATCATGTCTACAACATATCATTTTCATCTTTTGAGTCAGGTGGCTCGGTAGGATGTATATGCATACCATCCAAAGTAGCCTTAAGTCTCTTTTTAAGGTCTTCAACATTAGAAGCAGCATCCTTTGGTAAGAGTGGAACATTTATCTTAACGGCTATCTCTAGTGTATCTTCTTTTCTTCTAGTACACTTATCACAGTGTGGTTTAGCCATCCTCTTAGATAGTACTGTCATTGAGAACGGCTTGGAACATCGACTACAAACAAATGTCTTACCAATAGATAGTTCTACATTAATCTTGTAGTGACAATCATCAAGAATACAGAAAAATACTTCCTCTCCATTCTTGTATTTATGACGCTTTACCTGATGGATGTGTTTCTTAATGGACATGATGGGTTATAGAGTAAGTGAAGTAAGCCCATTCTTCTTGATTAGATCTTCAAGAGTACCAGTCTTATGTATACCTTTAAAACTCAAGAAATGCTGCTTCATATCCTGGTCAATGATTCTCATGCCACCATTTAAATAACTAAAATAATCTGAAATTTCATCTCCCAGACTTATAATTTCATACCTAAATTTCTTAGGGGTAGTAAGACGAATTGGATCACTTGGAACTGCAAGCCACCTCATAATACCACCAAAGCAATTAAGTCCTAGTACTAATTCCTGTACTGATTCATTATGGAAATTCATCAGTAGTGGCTTGGATACTGAAGCCGTCCCAATCAAGGTAATATCAGTTATAGCAACTAAACCAGTTACATCTGGAACTGCATTGACAGTATATAACTTCTCAAATGCAAGGATTTGTTCTGGTAATGCTGCTGCACCTGCTGTTAAGACGGCTAAATTTCTAATAAATTCTCTACGACTTAAACTCATCTGAGTCCTCCTTTATTGGATATTTTCTAGACATGTCTCTTTCAAATGAGGTTTCTTCTTCGTAGTCATCCTCAGAGAAATTATCATCAAATGGGTCTGGTTCTTGGGGTTCTTCTTGTGAGGCTAAATCTCCCCACACTTCAATTCTTTTTGTTTCCCATTTCATCATGTTATTACCCTCTCCCCCAAACCGTGCGGGTGTGCTTTATCTTCTATAGAACTATAAATAATTACTCTACAACTATAACAAACCTCGAATAATTTTCTATATCTATACTTTGTTATATTCGTATGATGTTTGTTATAGTTACTTTCTACATCATCAACATCCAACTCTTCAAATATTATATTAGATAACAGTTTATCAGACTCAACTTCTTTTTCACATTTATCACAAAAATATTTAATAGCCACTTAGTTATCCTTTCTTAGTTAGAACCTTACTAACATCCCACTTCTCAATAGTAATAAAATCTCGTTCTAGCTTTGCTAGTTTATTCTCTTCTCCTGATGTTTCACATACACCATGAAACTCACAGAGACGATTAAACTTAAAGCAAGACGTGTTATTCATTGGATAACTATTCTCAGCACGAGAATCATAATATAGATAAGCCCACTTAACTACATTGTCCTTCCATTGCCTCTTGAAGATAGGATCATAAGAAAGTGGGACTCTCTTATGTTTAATTTCCGGCTTGATAGATGTTTGAAATCCCACTCTATTGACAAGCAAATAGTTGGAATCCGTTGCATAAGCATAGCAAGTGAACTGATTTGCAAGGCGGCTAAGAGGAAAGTCTCGTTCGTAAGTCTTATGGTCGACAGGTAGATTTTCATGTTGATGATTACTCCAAAGTAAATCAATCTTACCTATCATTACAATACGAATGAGATCATCCTCATGTAGAACGAATGTAAATGGGGTCTCAACGGCTGTAATTACCCATCCTCTATCTTCAATACGCCATCTATGAGCATATTCTTCCATTACTTCTAGACAACGATTCCCTTGAGGTGTATCTAAATCTGAATCAGTTAATGCTACTCTAATAGCTCTTAGAGAAGCATCTACACAATCTTCAAACTTACCATGCGTCTGGAGAGTCTTATAATAAGCCTCAAATCCATAATGCATTACTCCACCATTATCTAAAGCTCTAGGCTTCTGAGGTGGGGACTTACACATATTATGTCTATAGTTAAAGAAGCAAGGACAACTCTGATATGCATCAAGTAGTGTTGCGTCTAGAACTATGTTTACTTTATTTGTCATTTGCTAATCTACCTAACCGTTCTACTGTATCTTTAGCAAGAACGTAGTTATCATCCCTGTTTAACCATACATTCATTAAATTTCTATACAAGACGGCTGCTTCTTCTTTAGTTAAGAGAACTACATTAAAATACGTCTCTATGATACGACGTTCTACTTCACTAGTAGAGCCAATACCAGATAAATCTAATGTCTTTGGATTTGTCTCTCTACTTATTTCTTGATCAGGCATTTACTCCCCCTTCACTAGCATAGTAACCCCAAGAACCTTCTGTGAGATTCTTGCACTGTTACCAACTGAAATTGGTTGTTTAGTATGATTATCAATCAGATATCTCTTACCGTCAGTACTTATCTCAATAGCTACTACATGCCTATGTACGTAGAATAAATAGAAAGCTGGTTTAGTAATGACTGTCATTATGAAGTAAACTGATTTACCATACATATTAGGTAAATTATTTACCTTCCAGCCTAGCTTTCTGAATGCATCATTCAACTCAGCTGCCCATACCCCAGTTACTTTATCATCTGAACGAGGTATTCCATTATTCTTACGCACAGACTGAATTAATTTTTCTGCTTCATCAGTAGTAATACCTGCAATTGCACTTAATACGGCTGGACCACAAAACTTATTCTCCCCAGTCTGTACGTTTTGTAAGTTAGTCATGTGTTAACCACCAAACAAAATTAGCTAATATAATACCTAACACCCAACTAATAGCAAAAACCATTAGTATTTTCTTTATCATAAGTCTTGTTTAAGAGCAGAAAATAGAGATGCAATTAATAGTTCAACTTGCTGACGGCTAAGAGTCAAATCACAAAACTCTCTATCAGTTTGTGAAGATAGAACAAGCCGTCTTTGATAGCCACCTTCTACATAAAGACGGCTTACATGATGGATTGATATCTTACCATTCAAGACGGCTATGTTAATCATTTACTACGCTCAATTAGGTCAGCTACTAAAGATAGGGTTTGTTCTTTATCTAACGTAACAGTAGCATACCAATTCTCGAATAATATTGTGAGTAATATCTTACCTTTAGTTTTATCATTAGGACCAGCGATACGTAATCTATATTTAGTACCACAAATTATCTCAGTTAGATCTCGTGGCATTAGTAATCATCCTCTGTAAAGGATTAACAAATTTAAGAAATAGTCTATTCTTACCGAATAACAACTTATATCTTTCTTTTAAACCAGCCTCCACAGCAGGACTAGTATATCTAACTGCTCTCTTAATCCACTTAGAACGGCTTTGGCGTCCCATACTACATCCTCACCTTAGTAGTAACAAACAATCTCCAATCCCCAACATATTTAACGTCATACATTCCGGCTGGTAGATGATTACCTTCAATGTCTATCATATCTATTAGATGTTGTTTTCCATCAGATGTAAGTAGTACCTTACCTATTCCAACCTGTGAACTAAATCCATCAAATAGAATTACATTATGTATCATTACAGTTTCAGATTTACATTCCATCATTCTATTTGTCTTCTTCATTTGTCTTGTATAAATTCAACATTGGTAGTGAAGATTTCTCTAACTTTAGCCCAAACTTCTGGAGTAAAGATTAAATCTCCACACTTAGTTCGATGGTCTCCATTAATAACAAATAACCTAGCATGAATATATTGGGATGTTTCTTTGTGATATAAGATGAATTTCATTAGAAATCTATCCCTTCCCTTGGAACATCACAAGTATCACATACGTGAATAGCATCATACTTACAAACTTCCTCGTTAGCGCAACAATCAAATGAGAGAGTACAATAGAAACAAATATGTTTGTGTGGTTGTTTTTCTTCTTTCTCTATAGTTTCCATCTTTGTTTACCCTTAGTAAGTAGAACCCCAGCTAGCTCTTTCATTAAGCTACTACTATCCCATGATATTTCTTTATTGTCTAGTGTAGATGCTATAATTGCTCTCTTTTGTTCTACTAATTCGGTAAAGTATTCATCTATGGTTTCACTTGCTATGAAGTATATTACATTAACCTGATTAGCTAAACTTCCAATACGGCTAAATCTTCCTTCTGCTTGTTCTTCATTAGCAGGATTCCATTGCCTTTCCATCATAATAGCATCACTACAAAATTGAAGGTTTAATCCTTCACCTGCGGCTAAAGTGGATGCTACTAAGACGCGGTAATTTTCCTCACGAAACTTTCTAACTACTTCGCTTCTACCATCACCTGTTAATTCTGCATTAAGTGATAGAACAGGTTTTAGTAGTTCAGAACCAATCTCTTTATTAACTGCCTTAATCTCTTGATTAATCTTCTCAATTACCATTCTAGCTGCTGACTTGTGATGAACGAATATTGTAATCTTACGCTCATTAGATGCTAGAAAATCCATAGTATAATCAACGGCTTCTACAGCCGCTTTAGATATACCAGTAATTTTCCTCATCTTAGTCATAATCGCTATTGCTGATGCCCATGTATTCTCATCTTCATCAGCATATAACAGATTATCTAACTCTTTCATCGCGTCCCTATAGGCCGCGTTTAACTTTTTGTCTAGTTCAACATGATGAAAGATTCTATTAATCTTGGGTAAATCCGGAGCGGCTTGCTCTCTAGTCCTACGGATAATAAAGTCTTTTGTTTCTTCGTGGAATAGTTCAGGATTCCTTAATCCCCCTACCTTAAATCCATAAAGAGTCTCATAGTAATCACAATACTCATGGACAAACTTATTATACTCTGGAAACTTTTGTGGACGTAAGATATTAAGAATAGTAAAGTACTCTGCTGCATTATTCTTAATAGGTGTCCCGCTTAGTGCCATAACATGGTCGCAATACTTAGCTACCTTCTCGATAGCTTTAGCACGTCCAGATAAATGATTCTTTATCTGTTGACACTCATCAATGATAATCGTCTTAATCTTTACTAAATCAAGAAGATTCTCATTTTTGAGCATGTCATATGTAGTTACATAAACCTGAAAGCCCGGAATAGCAATTTCCTTACCTGAGTTAATAACCTGTGTAAGGTATTGCTCTAGTCCAAGCCACTCGACTAACTCATGAAACCACTGATTCTTAATAGTTGTCTTTGTAACTACTAGACATGGGAGTAATTCTTCAGGATGTAATCTTAGTGTGCCAATAGCTTGGATTGTCTTACCTAATCCTTGCTCATCGGCTACTAAACATCTTACACCTGACTTCTCTATAAACTGAATACCTTCTATCTGATAATGTCTTGGAATGTGCCCTTTAGTAAGAGAAGTAAAGTCATAACTCTTTGCAGAGTCTAACTCATCTTCTGTTACTACATGACCACACTCTAGTGTAATCAGTTTATATCCTGTCCCAAAGTCGATAGACGTTGCTTCTATAGCCGTCTTACCACAATGTGGACAGGGTTTCTTAATAATGTGACTTAGGGGCATTTAGTTATGCTCTAAGAGAATAAACTACTTGGGTCAAATCCTCCACCATTATTACCATCCTTCTTTTTAGCCTTTCTTAGTTCATCTACTCTACTAAACAGAGCAATCATCTTAGCTGGCATTGCTGCACCTTTAATTTTAGCAAGGATTACTGATGCAATGCTAAACTTGTGCTCTAATGCTTCTAAGTTAGTAGAGTCTAAGTCTACATCAGCTAATAGCTCACTAAGTAAAGTTTCTTGTGTTACTCCATTTAGATTGGGTTCTGGTATGTGCCTAAATTCATATGTCTTATCTGCATCTACTTTCTTCTCTGAGACGGCTGTCTTTCCGGGTGCTATACCTTGTGCCATCAGTGAATTAATCACATCTGGTGTCATTCCTAGAGCAGCCATATCAGCAGCCAGTTTGTCAGCTTGAGATTGTCTATCTTTCCTAATCTTTGGTGCTAATAGACCATCTGTTCCTGACATTTCGGGATTAGTTATTAATCTATCCCGTTCTTCCTTTGTCATCTTAGCTTGCATATCCCGTCTTTTCATAGACGATTTTTGCATTTGAGCTTTAGCTTGAATGACAATTACTTCTAATTCTTCTTCCCATTTACAGAGTTGGTCATAAGACATATCCTTAATGACGTTATCTGTCTCTGCGAAGAATTTAGAATGTAATTCTATTCTCTTCTCATTATCCATCCTACTCGCCTCCGAATTGAACCATAAGATTATATCCCTTTCTAGGATAGCCGTAATCTCTAGACTATAGAGACTCTTGACTGTATCTCTAGGACTATAACAAGACTTGCAAAGACGGCTAAGTATGTCATTGTAAGTCTTGCAATGGTCACAAAGATATCCTACTACTTGACCATATTTATTTACTTCTAGCTTCACTAAAATTCCGAAGTAAAAGGAGACAAGCTTCCCCTACTGTAATACTTCTAAGAGTATCATGTGGTAACTCGTAACACCTTAATCCATTTACTAAGATTAGGTATACTCCACGGGTGTCTATATGCATTATGTCCTCACTACTTTATGTAAATCAGTATCCCAAATCGCCCACTTGCTATTAGTTACATCTCTCCAAACTACTTCATGTTCATATCTAGTTTTGGGGTCAAACCATACCGTAATTACTCTTCTATTCCTAGTGCCTATCCCGCTAAAATGTCTTTCATAAATAGTTAATTCATGTGGTCTAGTTTTAAAGTTTTGGCTTCTAACTGTAAATTGTCCTATTGCTCTATCTGGATATCGAATCTTATCAATCTTCCAAGATAGATACATCACTTCAGGTTCATTGTTGTAAGAGTCGTTAATGAACCTATTGTATCCACATACAGTTGCGAACGGCTCACCTTTGAAGTAAACTGTTGCCCCTAGTGGAAACTTGCGTCTTAATTCATCTATTGTTACTATGTGTTTCTTTCTTCCTTTAGGCATTTAATTCCTACATTTTAAACACTTTACTAGTAGTCTGCTTTTTGGCTATTTTTTTATGTTTCTCTAATTGATTAATGGCAGATATATACCCTTTTACTAGAAGCATAACAACTATCTCTTCATCATAATCTTCTAGAAGCTTTAGAAACTCTTGAACACTAGAAACTTGTTCAATTTTAGAGAATCTAATATTTTTATTCATCAGTAATCTACCTCCTACATATAATGACAGATGATGTAGAATAGAATGATTGTTAGAGCAAACTTATCGTTATCTGCTCCAGTCTTTTCTAGTTTCATTTAGATACCTCAATTGGTGGCTAATAACCAGAATAATATGCTGTCTCTAGTAACAGCTTTAGCCACCACTTCAAGTATCTAATTTAATACTACCTCCTACCTCATGCATTAAGAATCTGAGCATATCTGAGCAAAGATGAGTGAATCTGAGTGAATCTGTTGGAATCTGAGAGTTTTATACAACCCCTAGTGGGCCGTAAGTGTAGGCGCTACAACGAGTTACGGCCCCAAAAGCATTGTATCACAGACGGGGAGTAAAGTCAATCCCCCGTTGTCGGTCGGTCGTTTTGTGAGTGTCTTGTTTAGTGGACATGTGTCTTAATCTTAAATTAATATATTAAAATATATATATAGATAATATATATTAAATACATACTATATAAGACTGTCCACAAAATAGAACACCTAACCCAACCTCAGCCAGAGCCACCCTACTACCTTACTCCCCGTGTGTGGAGCATGACCTGAATGACTGTAAGTTATTGATTTTTAAGGGCTTACGGGCATTGTGCCTACTCCAAAACTCTCAGATTCTTACAGATATGCTCAGATTTACTCAGATACTCTCAGATACTCTCAGATTCTGAAAGCTCTGCTATTGAGCATATATTAAATTAATCTAGTTCTATTTGCACCTCATTGAATGGCTCACTGTCTCTAGAATTCACAAGCTACTCAACTTCACTATGCGCTAGGATAACAAGATGAGCCATTCAATCAGATGCAGAGGGTTTATCTCAGTTACATCACCCTCAAGGTTTTTATCTCACTGAGCCTTAGACTAGTCATTAAGCAGCCGTTCGTCAGACTAGTAGTTGAGAACGAGCAGGGTCATATTCTTTGAGTCAACGGCCTGCAGACCGGCTCATATCCTTTGACCATTTCCTCCTAGAGACAATATATACATACGATATATCATCTCTAGGAACGCTTTGGGCTTAAAACTCTATTTATACTCGCCCAAACGAGTTATTAAATGAACCACACTATATAAATGAGTCTATGTAAACAATCTAGACTTAGTGGGCTATCCGTCTTTATTGACAGGGTTTATTACGTCCCACACCCTATAAACTAGTATTTCTCTTATTAAGCACTAACCGGAACAGGATTCTCAGCAGCAGCCTTCTTAGCTGCAACCTTTGCTTCCCATCCAGCTTTGACGGCCGGCATTACCATCGTAACAGTATCTTCAATGCTCTTACCAGAGAGCTTACTGAAGTTACGAACGGTAAGCCTGAACTGATTCTGATACTCCTTATCCCATGCATCATCAATGAATTCACCGATTTCATCAGATGCAGCAGAATACTGAGAATCATTGTAACCACCAATAGCATAATCTAGCAAATCTGCTTCACTGGTTGTCTTAGTCACTGCCATAAAGGTCTTCATGTCTTTAGGCAGAGTATCTGTCTTTTCCAAATCAAAAGCAAGATACTTGATATCACGAGGATTCTTACCTCTCGTTTTACCAGACTTTTCAGACAGTGCCGCCGTCGGGGGATTGAGCTTAACTTCGTCTGCCATTGTTCCGTCTCCTTCTGAGGACACCGGGGTCATTCCCAGTTCCATTCCTTCCACGTCCATTATACACCAACCTTCATTAAAAGTCAATGCCCTAAAATTAGGACACTGAAGCAAGCAATTCTTAGAGACACAGTAAAAGTATCGTATCCGTAGAATAAGACATTCCTAGAATCTTTACCTAGCAAATGCTTAAACCATTCTTAGACCGTCTTACTTCTACCGTTCCATTAAGTATAGACTATAAAGGATTGCACGTCACGCTGACGCCAATATAGCCCAGTGGCTTAATGAAAATGAAACATCTATTAGTCTGGGTTAAATGTAGGAGTTAAGAGTTTTTTCTTTCTACTCCTACACTTAACCCAAACTAATAGCATGGCTCATTTTAAGCTCGCAGGAATGCATTATGTAGTCTATAAGACTACAAAAACATCATGTTAGTTTAACTTTAATAGAGAGACAAAACGTAAAGCCAGAGTAACTTTCTATCTTTCTTTGATAGCTTGTTGTGTAATTGATGTAGGAAGCTACTACCCAATATGTGATTTTGGGCACTAAGCTTCTTATCAAAATCATCAACAAGCTGGACGTGAATATCACCCTTCTTGACTACTAGTGATGTAGTCTCGTAGGATGATGCATCATCATGTCGAAAATTCAACATGTAAAGAAATTCTTGCGCCTCCTGACTATTCTTACAGAAGAAATCCCAATCTGATTGCTGTGTGGCATTACCAAATGCCCTAGAGCCAGTCAGATGAAATTGAAAGGAAGACCTTTCAAAATTACCAAATTGACTAGTCATTCCAGTAACCATTGATTTGCTCCTCAAACTGGCATGATGCATTATGTAGTCTACTAAACCGTCCTAATAGTTGTGTCTAATTACAATACTATTTACTTACTATTTACTCACTCTTTCTCTTAGGGGCGAGTCTCGATGGGAGTTGTATGTAACACCTTTATGTTTACCAGCCATTGGAGGGTCAATAAAGACTTTCCTAATGGTAAGCGACAAAGGTGCCTCTTTGATTCGCGAGCAGAACATATGAAAGGCTACTCTCTCACAGTAATACGCATGAGAGGATATCCTTACATATTTTCCCGTAGCCGTCTTACTAAACAAACTAAAGAACGGCTTAGGAACATTGATATGCTTTGGAATCGGAAGTGAACATACAGCCGTTTTAGGTATTTTATGTGTCATAAGCTGTTCTACAGTAAATAGGACGGCTTAATAGACCACATAATGCATTCCCACTGCCTTTTCATCAGACTATCCTTTTGTCTATTCAAATGCTACGGCTGGATTTACCTACCAGTGTATGCTAGACTACTCGGAGAGTTATGTCGTCTGACTAGCCGATTCCCTTGATAGTATAGCTAGTGATACGGCTAGAGTAGCTATACCTGTAGACTTCACTACAGCTCCGGCGTTAGTGAGCTTAGCTTTAGGATGGCTCGGTATTTTGAGACATCCGGCCTTTCTCACTCGCTGCTTACAGCCATCTATAGAGCATACCAGATACCAAGTCGACATACTATATGTTGTGGTCCTAAGTCTTCAGCCCACTATATATAGACTGACTTTAACCTCATCGTGTAAGTCTTACATCCTTTAGAGTCATATGCTGTAAGCTGTTGATTCTATTACACTTATACTGTATCAGCATCATACACCTACTGTGTAATTCATTCATATACTATATATAGTATTGTCGACCCCCGGTACCCCAATATTTTGGGTCCCATAGTTGGCATGAAAATTGCTAAGATACCTCTTTCCCGTCTATATCCCCAAAAAGAATGCTTAGGAAACAAGTAATAAAACAAACTAAAAAACAAATACTATATGTAGAATAAACTATGGTATCCTGTCTGAAGATTTCAGAGGGCAAAAATTATGGCCTATTTTTGATGTTTTCGGTGGTGGGGATTATGATACACTACGCATGGGGTTAGTCCCAGTCAGAGGCCCTATATAACTTATAGTATTAGGAACTAATCATGTTAATGACAGATGAGGAAGTACAAGAGAGATTAAACTCTCCTGGAAATCTTGTTAAAGTAATTGAAAAACATATAGGTGGTAGAGGTCATGGTTCTACTAATGTGCCAGGGAGTGTAAGAGATCTAATTGCAATAACGGCTAAAAATAGCAATGAGACACAAGGCGAGATAGCAGAGACGTTTGGTATAGATCAGAGTTCTGTTAGTGAGTATAAAAAGGGAATGGTTGGTGGTAGGCTAGATAAGAATTTACAAAATGTAGCAAGGAATGTAGAAGAAACAAAGACAGATGATGCACATAATGCTGCATTAGATTGTCTTATGAGTAGCCTGTCTTTACTCCAGCCTAAACTAGTAGATCCAGAAATAAAACCTAAAGATCTTTCGAAGATTGCCTCTGATATGTCGAAGATTGCCTCCAATCTCAAACCTAAAGATAAAAACGATAGAGACGATGGAAGACTTAATGTTCAGGTTATCTTAGTTAAGCCTGAGCAAAGGAAGATTGAAAATTATGAGTTTATTGATGTATAGGGGGAAGAATAGCTATGTATAACCAGGCAATGGTTAAGCAGCCTTGGTGTGTATGTATTCCATTCGTAGCCGGTGATGCAAGTAAGACAATTAAAGCCGCTCCGGGTGCTAGTAATAGACTTGTAATCTTGAAGACGGCTGTAATTATTACTACATCAGCTGCACAAGCTATTGCTATTGGTACTACGGCTAATGCTCTTATCGCACAGCAATTGGCTGCATCTGCTGCAATTGGTACTTATAATGGTCCTAATCTAGAGGTTGGATTCCAGCTTGGATTAAATGAAGCACTTCTTTATACTCCGGCAGCAGCAGGTCCAGCAGGAATGGTTATTGCTGAAGGATATATTGAGAGTGCAGGGTAGGTTTAAAAATGGATCACTATGAATTAGTAGTCAGGGCTTATGATGAGTTAAAGCACGAAGGAAAAATTAAAAAGAGAGACGACCAGAAAGAAGTTGAAGAAGACAAAGGACTCATTACTCGTCGTGCTGGCTATTATATTAATCTGGTTGATCCGACTATTGGTATACTAGAAAAGAAAACTGGTAACAATAGTAAAGGTTATTCAGTAGATCTTCTAATTAAGACTGATGGTACTTTCTGGGATGTTGTTACTGATGAAGGTGGTAACGCTAAACCTATTAATGGTGATGGTAAGATTGGTCTTGACTTAATTGATAAATGGAGAGAGCCTACTAAAGAATTAGCGGGTTTGGAGGAAGATGAAGGAGAAGTAGAAGTAGAAGTTATCACAAAAGAAGAACTAGATCAACTTAAAGAAGAATTAGGACAGTTCCTAGAAGAGAATAGTATTCTTAAGAGAGACTTATCTGCTTGTATAGAAGATGGTACAGTAGCTGTTAATATTATAAAAGATAAAGAAGTTTATATAATTGGACTAGTCAATCAAATACATACACTTCATAAAGAGAAGGAAGATTGGCTTAAACCTAAGAATATTAGAGCAGAAGTTAGACCTAAGTGGGCTTCTAGACTTGGAATTACGGCTGTCATTGTAGAGGTAGAAGATGCCAAGTAAGAGTTCTAAGCAACATAGAGCAATGGCAGCGGCTGCAGGAGGTAATAGTACTCTTGGTATCTCTGCTATTATAGGTAAGGAGTTTGTAAAAGCAGATAAAAAGAAGAGTAAGAAGAAGGGCTTTGATAATTACAAAAGGAGTTAATGATGTCTGTTCGTGCTAAAGTCAAGTGTGAATCAATTGAGGGGAATGCAGTATCTTTTAGTACTGTATACGAATCAGATGCAGCTAAAGATACTGAGAATGCTCGATTTACAAAGGCAACTCCTTGGGGTAATATTAAACTTGGAATTGATAATCCAGCAGCACTTGAACAATTTGAAGTTGGTAAGTGTTACTACGTTGATTTTAATCCTGCAGAATAATAATTCATAAAATGGTGATATGAATATGTCTACTAAAAATAAACAGGAACTAGACCAAGAATTTAATGAATTTCTTGTAGAGCAAAGAGCTAGGATCTTGAGGATTTTGCTTACCTCAAGACGTAGATATCTAAGGAGAATTGAAACTCTTGGTATTGATACATCTAATGTAGAGACAAAAGGTTGTAAGACTCATTCTGATGTACATGAACGTCGTACTGAATATGCTGGACTGGATTACTAATGGAAGGTATTGAAGCAAGTGTCATTGGTAATCCAGAAACACCTATACAAAAAGTATGGGATCCTACTAAGAAACAGAATAGAGTTCTTGAACTTCCAGATTATGTATTTGAGGCTCTTGGTGGTGGTGCTGCAGGTGGTGGTAAGACTGACTTAGGATTACTTATACCATGTATTAGAGAATTTACATCCCATCCTAAGTTCAAGGGTCTGATAATGAGGCGGACCTTTGCTGACTTAGAGAAGGAAGTTATACCACGTCAACATGAGTGGTATGCTCCAATGGGAGCTACATATAACGAAACAAAGAAAAGATGGAGATTTGGTACTTATGGTGGATATATTCAAAATGGTCATGCTGAGAGGGAACAAGACGTACGAAAATACGACTCGGCAGAATATAATTATATTGATTGGGATGAGTCTACACATTTTACTGGGTTCCAGTATCTATACTTATCTTTATCTCGCTGTAGGTCTAGTACTGCTGATTTACCGGCGTTTACGAGAGCATTTACAAATCCAGGTAACGTAGGACATAGTTTCTTTAAGAAGAGATTTGTTGATCCATTCCCTAATGGTGGTAAGATACTTAAGGATAAGGTCACAGGACAATTTAGAACTTATATTCCATTCTTAGGAATTGATAATCCATATCTTCTTAAGAATGATCCAGGATATCTAAAACGGCTTGAAGGTCTTCCTGAGATTGAAAAGAGAGCTAAGTTATACGGAGATTGGAATAGTTACGAAGGACAAGTATTTGGTGAGTTTAGAGTAATACATCTTGTAGATGAACCTGAAAATGCAGTTCATGTTATACCACCATTTGAAATTCCGAGTTACTGGCCTAGAATAGTATGCATAGACTGGGGCAAAGCCGCAATGACATTTGTTATCTGGGGTGCAATTTCTCCAGATGGTAGATTATATATCTATCGAACACATGCCTTTCATGGTGCTACTATTAGTCAATGGACAAGAGATGTTGTTAATCTAACAGGCCCAGAAGTTATAGAAGACTTAGTTATTTGTCATAGTGCTGGAGCAGATAGAGGAGAAGAAAAGACTATTAAGCAGCAAGTTTATGAAGCATTTGAAGAGAAACATAATGTAAGACTTGCTGACAAAGATAGAATTGGTGGTAAGAATTTAATTCATGAATGGTTACGATGGGAACAGAGACCATCTCTACCAAGAGGGATGTTCAAGTTTAATCAGGAACATGCATCTTGGGTATTAAGGAATAAAGGTGAACAGGCTTACAATGAGTATCTTATGCTATTTGTTGAGCCTGAGATAGAAACAAATCTACCAAAACTTCTTATCCTTTCTCATAGTCCAGAGGGTAGAGAAGCTAGAGAATTAATTGATGTTATTCCGGCTTGTATGCCTGCTGAGAGTAACCCAGAAGATGTAGAGGAATTTGATGGAGACGATCCTTATGATACTTTAAGGATGGCTGTTAAGTCAGCACATAGATTTGTTGATGAGAGTAAGAGTAGATTTCTACATGTTAAAAGATTAGAGGAGCTATATGCTAAGAACACTCCTGAATCTCAAACTGCGTTTTATCGTCAGATTGAAATTGCTGAAGCTCAAGGTGCAGAAGTCTTTTCAGTTAGGGCTAAGAGGCGTCTGGGTAATAGGCGATAGTATTAAAGCTCTCTTTTCTCCAGTAGAATGTGAAACTTGTAAGTTACTTAAAGAGTTTTTAGAATACGAACAAGAGAAACGTGAGTATTATGAAAAGCTTCTCCTAACTAAAGCTGGAATACTACATGATAATAATGAGACGGCTCTAGATTTAGAGAATTTCCCTACAGTTCGAAGAGCAACTACTCTTTCTATGATTCGCAAGATGGCTGCTCAAGCAAGTTCTAATAGAGTTAAAGATAAAAGAGAATCAGTAGATAGATTTGAAAGTGCAGTTTCAGCTAAGGTTAGTAACTCATGATGCCACTTGTTGAAGACGAAGTTCCTAATGATCTTGATCTTCTACAAGAGAATGAGAATGCAGAACCGTCTCCAGAAGAATTGGAAAGAGAAGAAGCTGAAAAAGAAAAAGAAGACGAAGAACGAGAACTCGAACTTAATGAATGTATAAAGAACTTAATCAAGAAGGCCGAAGACGAAGATACAGATTTACGAATAACTCCACTTAACTTGTGGAAACGCAACGATTTATACTTTAACAATATTCAGAACATATTCCTAGACCCGGTTGCTCATGATTATAGAACTATTAATACAATTCTTGATGAACTAACTAAACAAGGTGTAAACCTCGATATTAAAGTCATTAATGTATATAGGGCATACATTGAAAGTATTGTTGCTGCATTATCTGTTGATTTGCCAACAGTAGAATTTGCTCCAGATGATGCAGATGACCCAGATGACTTGGAGACGGCTACTGCTTATGGAAAGATTAGCTATGTAATACAGAAACATAATCATGCTGCTCTAATGCTGATTAAAGCACTAGTTACATTATCTAATCAAGGAGTTATCTTTGGTCATAGGTATCGAGATAATGACCCTAAGTATGGTAGCTACTCTAAAGTAACCGGAACGAAAACGAATGATGTACCAGTTAATGATGTTAGGTGTGGAAATTGTTCACAATTAATTGATTCTATGGTTCCTGATGGGCAAATGCAACCAGGTAGTATGATAACTTGCCCTGAATGTGGATACCAAGGACCACCTGATATAATTCGTAAGATAATGCAGGAAGATGAACCTGTTTCTTGGGAGAATACACCTAAAGGGCAGACTAAATTTGATATTTATGGTCCAACTTACGTAAAAGCTCCACTTTATGCTAGAGAACAATCTAAAGTTGGGTATTTAATTCTTAGAACTGAAGATCATCTTGCTAAATTCAAGACAGAATATCAAGATGATGAACTAATAGATAGTCATGACAGTGAATCATTTGAGCGTTGGGCTAGACTTCCTATTGAATATAATGGAACTGTCCCAATGCACCTTGCTACAAAGAGAACTGTTTGGTTTAGACCTTGGTATTATAATGAATTAGATAGAGATAATGCAGATATCCTATTTGAAGCATTTCCTCATGGAATGAAGGCATGTATTATTGGGGAGACAATTGTTAGTAAGGAACCTGCGGATATTGATGATGACTGGACTATTAGTTTTGATCCTCGCAATAACTTTATTCATGCAGAACCTCTTGGTAATGCAGCCGTTCCAATCCAAGATGCAGAGAATGATACCTTTAATCTAGGTCTGCAATGTATTGAGTTTGGGGTTCCTGAGACTTTTGCACATCCAAAGACATTAAACTTCCAGAAGTATGGTGAGTCTAATGCTGCTCCAGGAATGGTTAGTCCAGCATTACCATACGCACCAGATAAAAGTATTGCAGATGGATTTCATACAATTAAACCGGCTACATTAAGTTCTGAATATGTCCAATTTGAGAAAGGACTAGAAAATAAAGGTCAATTTGTTACTGGAGCAATGGCTTCTATTTTTGGTGGTGGAGCTACTGCTGGTTCTAAGACGGCTGATGAATATAGACAATCTAGAAGCCAGGCACTACAACGGCTTCAGATTATGTGGAGAATAATCAAGGTATTCTGGTCTGATCTTATTTATAAGTGTGTTATTGATTTTGCTGCAAATATGAGAGAGGACGAGAAATATACTGAGAAGAAGGCAGGTTCCTATGTAAATGTTGTTATTAGTAAATCATCTCTGTTAGGAAAGGCTGGGCAAGTTACTCCAGATATGAATGAACAACTTCCTCAGTCTTGGCCTCAGAAACGAGACTTTATTACTAGTATTCTAGAGAAAGCACCTGAAGCTGTTGGTGAGATTCTAATGCATCCCAACAATTCAGATTTGCTTAAACAATATACTGGAATATCAGAGATTTATATCCCTGGAGAGAAGGATGTTCACAAACAAACTGCTGAATTCAAGCAGATGGTAACTGGTTTAGAAGTTGCTATTGACATTCATGTAGATGATCATGCAGTTCATAAACTAGTTCTTAAAGATCTACTTGTTGGACCAGAAGGAATGGCATTAGACCAAGATACATACGCTATTTGTATTGAACATTATGTTCAGCATGATCTTGCGGAAAAAGCTAAGACTATGACTCAAGTAGGTAGTGTACCACAAGGAACTCCACCTATATCTGCTATTCAGCCTAATGAGGGTGTATAATTATGTATCTTAAAGATGCGTTGAGCTGGTATGGATTTCGTCTTCCTAATTATCATCCTGATGCTGATCTAGGTGTTCTTACTGGGATGCCGGGTGAGAAGGAAGATAATGTTGAAAATACAGATGAAGATAAAATCGAAGATGATAAAGGTGATAAAGAGGATGATAAAGAAGAAAAAGATGAAGATAAGGATGATAAAGGAGAAGATGAAGTAGATGAAGATAAGGAAGACGAGGATGAAGACGAGGATGAAGATAAGAAAGAAGATAAGACTGAGGACGAAGACGAAGTCGAGGACGAAGATGAAGATGAAGATGAAATAAGAACATCTTCTTGGACTGATATCAAGAAGAAATATCCTGACTTTGGTAAAGAATTTCCAGATGTTAAAAATGCCCTATTCAGAGAACAGGAATTCTCTAATATATTCAGTGGTCCTACCGAAGCTAAGGAAGCTATAGGACGACTAGAGACATTTGACCAACTTACTAACGATGTAATGGTCGAAGGGAATATTATTGATCTCGTAGAGCATGTAAAGAAGGGTAATAAAGAATCCTACGAAAAAATTGTTTTTTCTCTTCTTCCTCATATTCAAGAAAATGATAAAGATCTATATTATGAGCTAGTTGCCAGGCCAATTAAGCAACTTCTAAGGGCTGCTTGGGCAAACGGTAATGGTGAGAAAACTGATCTTGGTAAAGCAGCAGCTCACATTCATAAATTCTTCTTCAAGAATGTTAATTTCGATGAGAAAGTAAAATCTGAAGAGGAATTTAACAAGAGTACCAAGAGTAAGAGAGAAGTAGAACTAGAAGAACGACTTACTAGTATTGAACAGGGGAAGCTTAAAGAATTCATGACCTCTGTAGATACTTCTTATGTTACCAAAATGAATAAAGCCATCAGAGAGAGTTTGGATAAAGATGAGCGTCTTAACGAATATACTAAATCCAAACTCGTTGATGACATTTTGCGTTCTGTAAAGAATAGACTTAATAAGGATACTACACATGTAAATACCCTTAATTCTCTCCTTAAGAAAGCCAAGACGGCTGGGTTTACCAATGACTTCAAAACCAGAATAATTAACTCGGCCCTGGTCCGAGCGAAGGCATTAGTACCCGAGGAAAGAAAGAAGGCTGTAAGTCTAGCATTAGGTAAGAAGGTTAATGATAATAAAGAGAGAAAGCCAGAAAAGAAAGTAGAAAGAGAACGTAAGAGAGAATCACCTAATAACAATAAGAAAGAAGTCAAGGAACTTAGTGACCTTGACGTTCTGAGGGCATAATAAAAATGGCACAGACAGAAGCAATGGTTGTCGGTGCTGAAATTGAACGCATTGATAAGAAAGATCTTCTTCAAAAGATGCTTTATGATCTTGAAGATACTTTCTATGGAGAATGCGAGAAATCAGCAGCCGCTCAGCCAGTATCTAATCGTGCAATGCGAGTTCCATTGAAGCTCCGTCCTGGTGGCCGATTTGGTCATTTCAATCCAGAGAATGGAGATATGGGACTTGGTTCTGGTCCTACTTTTGATAAGGCAGTCGTTACTGTTGCCCATCTTAAGTATGCAATTCAGTGGACTAAACTCGCTGAATGGTCTACAGATGCAGATTCAAAGGCAGTAGTTAGTGCATATCAGGATATCATTGCTGGTGCAATGCCTGAATTTAGACGTGCATTGAATACCCTTTGTATGACTGGTGGTAATGGTGTTCTTGGAACTGTTACTTCAGTTGCTACTTCTGCTGGTGTTGATACAGTTACTCTTAATACTGATGGATTCGGAGTTAAATTGCTCCGTTTTGACCAGCCTATTAAGGTATATGATTCAACTCTAGCAACTGATAGGACAGCCGCTGCAGAGAGACTTATTACCTTCCATGATCTACCAAATAAGCAGATTAAGATTGCTGCTGTTACTGGTATTACGGCTGGTGATAAGATTGTTGTTTCTGGCGTTACTGGGGCTTCTCCTGTTAGCTTGCTTGGTGTTCCTTATCATAATAGTAATGCTTCTACTGGTACTTGGCTTGGGTTTGATAGATCTCTTACCCCAGAAATCAGGGCAAATAGAGTTGCTGCTGGAGGAGGCCTTGCTTTACCTTTCCCCCGTCTTGCTATTAATAAGATTGGTGATAGGCTTGGTAAGAATAAACTGAAGACTGGTGGTCTCAAAGCTTTCATGCATCCTTGCCAAAAGCAGGCATATGAAGGTCTTGGACAGCTAGTTAGTCTTATCCAGAAGTCTACTAAAGATGAAGGTCTTAACCTTTATTTTGGTGATGGAATGCAGATGGCTGGTGCATCAATTGATGACCAGTATATGTGGGATAAGACTAGGATTGATTTTCTTCCAATGAAGACATTTGGCCGTGCAGAAATGCATAAGGCTGGATTCTATGAAGTTGGCGGAAGAAAGATCTTTGAGGTTCGTGGTCTTTCAGGTGGTGTTCAGACTAGCCAACTGCAGTATATTACAGTTAGTTTCCAGTTATTCA